CGGGGTCAGGGTGAGCGCGGCCACGATGGCCACACCTGCGAGGAAGAACGCGAAGGGGCGCACCTAGATCAGCTCGATTTCGCGGGTCGAGTGGAGCGAGAACGCGGGAACGTGCGCGCCGTTCTCGGCCTCTATCTCGGCCGTAACGGGGTAGCCTGCGCGGCCCAGCGCCACACTCAGAACGCGCCCGCGAGCAGCGCCGTACCAGTCGCGGATTTCGACCGTGCGGTCGATGATCGAGTCGCCTAGGTTGGGCGGGAACGCGTACACACCGAACTCGTTCACGCGTACAGTGGGCCGGATGATCGTCGCGGCGGCCATCTAGAGCACCACCATGGCGCGCCATCCCTCGGCGGGATCGAGCTGTGCTAGAGCCTTGCGGCAGGCTTCGGAATCGTTGCGGGCCTGGACGCGGATTGTGACTTGCCGGCCACTGGCCGACTGGCAGACGACGGACACGGCGTTTCCTTTCCTGGCGGGTTAGTCGAGCGTGGACGGGTCGAGTCGGATCGGGTGACGGAGCGGTGCGGCCTTGCGGGATCCTGCGTTCGGATTCTCGGCCAGGTAGATCCCTGCGGCGATAGCCGGCCTAGCGAGCGCGAACGGGGAACGCTTGGCCCGACGTGCGGCAGAGCGTGCGCGCCGCTGAGAGCGAGTCACAGCGACACACTCCGACTGTTCTCGTGGAGCTGCTCGTTGCTCATCTCATCGACGCGCATAGCTTTCCTTTCCTGGCGGGTTACCGGGCCACCTAGGCCCTGGGTCAGCGGCTGTCTCATCCGACTGACAGAGCCCATCATAGTGTCTGGCCAGAGTCTGTCAAGCGGTCGGACGCAATCCTTACATTCTACGTTGCAACCCATACTCGCGCCGATGGCTGTCCAGCTCGGGGCCAGGGCTCGGGGCTCGGTTGGGGCTGGGGGGATGAGGCCGGCGAGGGGGAGGGTCTGGGCTGTCAGGCAACGCACTACTCCACAGCGCCCAAAGACTCACGGCCTCGAGCCCTAGGCGCACATCGTTGTCGCGTGAGGCAACGTCGCGCCTACTCGCGCAGATGTGATCCGTTGTCACGCCAGGCAACGATGAGCCTACCCCCAGGCTCAGGACTCGAGGGGGCGGGCAGGCCCTCCTAGGAGTCCCATCGCGCGAAGGTCAAAAGTCCGTGTTCGGGGCAAGGAGCCCAAGGACTTCCTCTCGAAATCGACGGAATCGCACCTCTTATTGTCCATATAGGGCCTAGATAGGTGCCTATGGGCCTCGTTGTACTCGGCCCATGGCAGGATTCTTGGTACAGAGCGCGCGCGAGCTGGCAACGCTAGGCCCTCTCGGCACGCTGTCCCAGGTTGGCTCCGTAACCTGGGCCGAGAGGGCCTGGCACGACCACCCCAGCGAGCGAAGCGAGCAGAATCGACCCGATTCCCTCCCCCACCGAGACCCTCCGTCGGCGCGGGAAACGACCACCATCGGCGCGGTGAGGGGGCTCCAGACGGGGGCACCGAACGCGCGCGACGGGGCCTCGAGCGGTGCCCCCTCCTCCCACGCCGGCAAGCGCCCCCAGCGCGCCGCCGGCACCCAAGTACCACAACAAGTCGATTTTGGTGACTTACATAGTGCAGGCCCCTTTTCGGCGGACGGTGGAGGGGCCTGCTCGCTCACCCTGGCCTCTGGGAGGCCGGCCGGCTCCAACCCGGCTGGAGCGGGGTTCGATTCCTCGACGGGGTGCTAGGTGTCGCCGGAGGGCGCGGCCAAGGGCCGGGGCTCTGCGGAAGGGTTGGCTTAGGGCGGGATCGCTGGCTGCTATGCCGGGGGTTCGGCCTGGGTTCCATGTGCAGCGCGCAGGTTGCGGTCGTCTTGCTCGCCTTCGGGCGTTCGGCGGCCAGTGCGACCAGGCGCGCTCGGGGCTCAGGTCGGGCAGACCGGACGGGCGGCCTTCGTGGCCTGATGCCGGCTTGCTGGTCGACGCATGGGTGCGTGCTGGGCACAGCGCGCTCTGCGTGGTCGACCTGGACTCATACGGGTTCGTGAAGGCCTCGCGGCTTCGCCCGATGGCGACACCACTTCTCTGACAGTCCTGCACTCTCGGCCCCAGTTCGTTCACTCGAGCGGGGCCCTTTCTACGAAGGGAGGCCCGCATGGGTCTGTTCGACCGATTCCGCGGTGAGCCCCGTGCTCGCGTGCGGATGATCGTGTCGGTGGGCGACCACGTCGCGGGGGAGCAATACGACCTCCCAGTGACGCTGGCCGACCGCTACGTCGTGCGTGGGTATGCCGAAGGCGCCCTCAGCCGCATGTACTCCGAGGACGAGATGACGTTGCTCAGGGGCAACCCCCAGGTGGTGAGTCTGTAAATGGCGTCGGCCCATTACAACAAGACGCTGACGCTGTTCTTGAACGCCGATCTCGACATCTCGGTCGACACGATCAAGGTGCGGCTCGTCCGAACGTCGGCGTACACGCTCTCACAGGCGCATGACTTCGCGGACGACCTACCGGCGGCCATCGTCGGGGACGTCACGCTCGGCTCGAAGGCGGTTTCGGACGGTACGTTCGACGCGGCAGACGCGGTCTTTTCCGCTGTCCCTGCTGGCGCCGCTATTGATGCGCTCGTCATCTACAAGGACACCGGGGCCGCAGCTACCTCTCCGCTGATTGCCTACATCGACGGGTTCACGGTGACGCCGAATGGTGGCGACATTACGATCCAGTGGCAGGCGACTAGTCCCTTCATCTTCAAGATCTAAGGAGCACACACCCTTGTCTGATTCAGCCGCCATCGTTCTCGTGCCCGGAGACTCATGGCAGGCGGCCTATCTGGCCGCCGCGCCAGGCAGCACGATCCTCGTCAAGGCCGGAGACCATCCGGTGCAGGAACTGAAGCGCGACCCGATCAAGGACGGCGCACTCGAGAGAGTGGTTTTCCAGGGTGAGGCGGGCGCTAGACTGGCCGGATTCTCCACCGGACGATCTGGCGGCAGCGGTAACACGCGCGGCGCCGACCACTTCGAGCTGCGCGACCTGGAGGTCGGCGGACAGCTGAAGCTGACCCTCGCGGACGACGTCGTTTTGGAGAACATCAACGGCGGTTCGTTTGCGATCTCCTCGAGCACAAACGTCACCGTGCGTGGGGGCGAGTTCGGCCCCTGGGTCGACGGGGTGAACCACATCAACCGCTGCGGATCCAACCCGATCTGTCCGCCGTCCAAGAACATCACGCTCGAAGGCGTCGTGCTCCATGACTTCCTAATCTCGAATCCCGAGCCCCACTCGGAGTGCCTGATGATCTGGGGCACCGAGACCGACGGCGTGACGATCCGCAACACGATCTTCCGGAACTGCACCGACTTCGGCCTGCTCGTGAAGGCGCCTGGAGCCAAGAATATCGTGATCGAGGATTCCTTCTTCGACGTCCCGATGCCAGGCAACACGGCGACCTCCGAGTGCAATCCGGATTGTCCTCGTGGCGGTAACTCGATTCGCTTCAGCGGCGTCGACAACCCGTATCCGGGCAGCCGGATCACGAACAACGTTGTGAACGGCGGAATCGCCATCGACAGCAACGCTGTCCCGAACGAAGGAAATGCTCCGGGCGTGATCCCAGAGTCCCCCACTCCCGCTCCAGCCCTCGTCGCCCCGATGCCCGCGGTGAGCGCGTTCACCGAAAGCACGGTCACTCTCTCATGGGAGCCCGTCGCCGGAGCGCGCGGATACCGCTTCTACCGTGACGGCGTACTGGTGTCTTCCACGAACGATCCAGCGCGCGCGAGCGTGAAGTTCGGCGTCGACTGGGGAAGCCACCAGCTCGGAGTCGAGGCCTTCAACGACAGGGAGTCCGCCCGCGGAGACATCTCCGTCGAGAGCAGCTGGTCGGTAGCCCCAGCCTCGTAAGAGGCTAATCCCCGTAACACGAGGACTCTGATGGGAGGTCGGGTAAGTGGCGATCACCATCGAGGGGAACGCGGCTGGCGGTACGGCCGAAACGACTCAGTCGCAGGTTGTCATTCCGGCGACGACCCAGGCGGGCGACCGACTGTTCTTCTGGGTCGTCCAGGGCCGAACAGGCGACCCACCCGCTTCGGTCACCGACGACGACACGGGCGGCAACGCCTGGACGGAAGTCACCGGGATTGGCAACCTCGTCGTCAGCGGGTACCTCTACACGAAGGTCGCTACCTCAGGATCCGCGGGTAAGACGGTCACCGCTGCGGCGGCAACCGGCGATCCCCCCGACTCAATCCACTCATCCGTCACTGTCTACCGAGGCAGCGTGGCGACCCCGTCGATTGAGAACGCGGCCGCTACTGCACTCGCTTCCGGGACAGAGTCAGTCGCCGGCGTCACGACGTCGGCGGCAAACGCGATGGTCTGTTTGTTCAACGGCCTTGCGAACAACGTCGCGGTGTCGTCGCAAGCGGCGACCGATCCGGCCGCGCTGACGGAGCGGTACGACTCCGGCTCGAGCGCCGGTACCGACATCGAGATTTCGCACGCAAGCGCGGTCAAAGCAACCGCCGGAGCGACCGGAAATATCACCTGGTCGCACACGGACGTCGCTGCTGTCGCGGTCGTACTAGATCTCATCGAGTCTGGCGGGGGCAGTTCGCAGACGGTAAGCCCAACCGGCCTAGGCTCGGCGAGTGTCTTCGGATCTCCGACCGCCGCCCCGGGCGGCGTCAACGTTGGGGTCAGCGGACTCGCGTCCGCGAGTAGCTTCGGTACGCCGAGCATCGTCCCCGGAGGAGCGACTGTTGCCGTATCCGGGCTTGGTTCGGCCAGTTCATTCGGCTCCGTCGACGCAGACGACCAGGCTGTGCAGGTATCCGGTCTCGCCTCGAGCAGCGCCTTCGGTGCGCCGACGATAGCGGTCGGCAACGTCGGCGTTCCGGTGTCCGGCCTGACGTCCGCATCCCAGTTCGGGTCGTCCGTCACCACGGACGGCGGCGAGCCCACCTTCAGCCCCGCCATCCATGGCGGCAAGCACAGATAGGAGGCGTATGTCTAACCAGACTCACGAACTCGCTCCGTCGGGCTCGACCGGCAACAACACGCACGACGGAGTCTTCGTCGGCGGCAGCTACGACGCCGTGGCATTCCTGTTCGAGGTCGAGGCCGTCGGCGCCACTCCGACCGTGTCCTGGAAGATCCAGGGCTCGCTCGACGGCAGCAACTGGCACGACCTCGGCTACATCACGGACGCTTCGGATACGGTGGCGACAGCTACGCGGGCCGCGACGGCCGTCGGCGCCCAGGTGTCGTTCCTCTCGAATCCGGTCGCGCGGAAGTACAACCACTTCCGGCTCGTGACGTCCGCGAACACGAACGTCACTTACTCGTCCGAGATGCACCCCTTCGCCCTCTAGATGCGCGTCAACGTCCGCGGCGGTACGCACGCCGGATGGCGCACCGTCCGCCAGCAGCAGCAGGACTGGAAGTGCCCGAACTGCGGAGCGCGCAACCGCTACTACTGGGTCCGCTGCCCCGTCTGTCGGCACCCGCGCGATGCCGACTAGCTTCGTCCCCTTCGGCTGCCGCCGGCGGGGGGACGAGCTGATCCCCCACGAGGAGCGCGACGTCCTCGAGTGCTGGTGCGGCGCACGCAGCGTCACCGGCGCCGCCTTCGTCGCAGGCCGCCGGCCCTGGCTCACGCAGCCGGGCTGGCAGGTCGCCGTTGCTACGCGCACTCCATGGCGCTTCCGTCTGGAGCAGGCCGTAGCTCGCATCTTCAGGAGGTAACCCCCTGCACAGCTACCGCTCGGTTCTCGCCGGTGGCGAGCACCTGGGCGCGGAGCTGTCAGAGACGCTCTACCCCGAGGCGCTGCGCCGCTACCCGCGCAAGTTCTACTGGTTCGCCACCCACGGCTACGTCCCGCACGTCTGGCAGGCGGCCTTCCACGGCGCCACCTACCAGGACAAGCTGACGCTGTTCCGTCACCTGGTCGCCGGCCGGCGAGGCGGGAAGACGCTCTCGGCCGCCTGGGAGGTCGTCTTCTACTCGCTCCACCCGGGCGACTTCCACCTGGACGCGCACGGCGTCGTCTCGGAACGGTCGCTCTGGATCTGGGTGCTGACGAAGGACTACCCGACCGGCTTCGCGGCGCTGAACACGCTGCTCGAGGTCATGGCGAAGGCCGGGCTCGTCAAGGGCAAGGACTTCACCCACAACAAGACCGAGAAGCGGATCGAGTTCGCGAACGGGACGATGATCCAGTTCAAGACCGCCGACGACCCTCAGTCGCTCCGCGGCGCCGGCCTCGACATCCTCTGGATTGACGAGGGCGCGTTCATCCCGAACGCCGACGCCTGGACGGTCACCTTCCCGGCCCTCACCGACAAGGATGGTCTCGTCATCACGACGACGACTCCGTGGGGGAAGAACTGGTACTACGAGGAGTGGTTCACCGGCGAGGCGCTCGAGGATCCGAACGAGTTCCGCGTCCAGTACACGAGCCTCGACAACCCATTCCTGAAGCGCGAGGTCATCGAGCGCGCGCGGCGGCGGTACCACCCGATGCACTTCAAGCAGGAGTTCCTGGCGAGCTTCGACGCCTTCACCGGCATCGCGCTCCAGGGCGACTGGCTGAAGTTCTGGGTGACCGGCAACCCCGACGTCCGCACGGGCGACCTGTCGCTGAAACACCTGATCGACCCCGAGAGCGGGCGCTACCGCCTGCACATCTACATGGGGATCGACCCCGCGCTCAGCCTGTCGGACGACGCCGACCACTTCGCCATGGCCGTCATCGGGATCACCGACGACCGCTCACAGGCGTACCTGCTCGACACGTTCAAGGGCCGCGTCGCCTTCCCCGACCAGATCGACCTGATCCGGGAGTGGCAGCTGAAGTGGCGCCCCGAGCTGATCGGCGTCGAGTCGAACGCCTTCCAGAAGGCCATCGTCCAGCAGGCGAACCGGATCGACACGTTCCCGGGGATCGTCCCCGTGATGTCGAAGGGCCAGAAGAACGACCGGATCCTGTCGATGTCGCCGCTGTTCAAGATCGGAAAGATCCGGATCCACCGCCGCATGGCGGACTTCATCGACCAGTGGATCAACTTCGATCCGGAGAAGAAGAACCAGTCTGACGACATGCTCGACGCGGTGGAAATCGCGCTCGGGGTCGCCAACATCCTTCTCTCCGAGATGCCCCACACCGCCCTCCTCGATGACGGCCCCCGTCCCGAGGATGCGAACGCGGTCGCTCGAGCACAGATCCGGGCGCAGCGCGCCGGCGGCAACCGTCCGTTCCACCCGACCCTCGGGTCGGAGGCATAGGAGGCAGATGTTCTTCAACCGTCGGTCTCGAGACGAGCTGCACGAGGCTCGGATCGCAGACCTCAAGGAAGCACACGAGGCTCGGGTGCGTGATCTGATGCGCCTGGCTGACATGCTCGCGGAGCAGGTCGAGTACCTGCGCGCGCAGCTCGGCCGGCCGTTCGTCTCACCCAGCCACCCGGGGCTCAACCCCGCCGAGCAGCCGCTCGCCGTCCACGAGCCGATGGACTCCGGCAGGCCGTCGCTGCTGCACGTCCCCGAGGAGGAGGAAGACCTCCGCGCCCTGCACGAGATAGGCCACCTGGACGACCTGCAGCTGGCGAAGGCTCTGAGCGAGCAGTTCGGCACCGAGATCACCACGAACTAGACCCCGAGGGGGTGACGCATGGCCGACGAGGCCGAGAAGACGGGCCGCGCCATGCGCGAGATCGTCACGGACGCGACGCTCCTGCGTGAGAAGCGCAAGGATCTGGAGGCGCTCCGGCTGCAGGACAGCTCCGACTGGGCGGTGAACAAGGAGTTCTACCGCGGCAACCAGTGGGTCTACTGGAACAAGAACGCCAACCGGGTCGAGACCCTCGGCGTCGACCGTTCCGAGCTGCCGCGCTACAAGGTGCGGCTCACCGCGAACGAGATCACGAACGGCGTCCAGCAGCTCGTCGCCCAGATGACGAAGACGCGCCCGGTGATCCGGGCCGTCCCGGAGTCGGGGAGCGACCGCGACGTCAAGGCGGCGCAGTTCGCGGAGCGGCTGTACGAGAACTGGTGGCAGGAGTTCGGCCTCCACGCGAAGCTGCAGAGCGCGCTCACGAACGCCCAGATCAGCCAGGGCTACTGGCTCATCACCTGGGACGCGCTGGCGGGCTCCTCGATGAAGGTGATGCTCGACCCGGAAACGGGCCAGGAGATCCACGACGAGGAGAAGGCCGACATCTTCCGCGAGGAGCTGCGGAACCAGGCCGAGGCGTTCGGCATGGATCCGAAGGCGCTCCTGGCGATGTTCGAGCAGACGATCTACATGGGCGACATCGACATCCGGGTGCTGGACGGCCCGAGCGTCTGGGTCGACCCGACCGGCGGCAGCTTCGAGGACGCGAAGTACGCGATCTGTCGGATCCCGCTCAGCGTGGACGACATCGAGGCTCGCTGGGGTAAGCGGTTCCCGCCCGACTCGAACTCGAGCGAGGCGAAGCCGGTGCTCCAGATGACGAAGACGAAGGACGAGCGGCCGAAGGACGTCCGCGACGTCTACTTCCTCTACCACGTCCCGAGCCCGTCCCTCCCCACCGGCGCCGTCGTCGTGTGGGTCGAGGGCCCGAACGAGATCCTCGAGGCGGACGAGTGGAACTACCCGTTCACGGGGCTCCCGCTCGTGAAGTTCCCGGGCATCGAGCGCCCTGGCTCCGTGCTGGACGAGCCTCGCGTGACGCAGGCTCGCCCCGTGCAGGAGGAGCTGAACAACAAGATCAGCAAGGTCGCCATGCACATGAACCTGACGCTGAAGCCGCAGATGGTCGCCCAGGTGGGCTCGCTGCGGCAGCGGCTGACGGACGAGCCTGGCGCCGTGTTCGAGTTCGCCGGCACGATCCCGCCTGACTGGCGGCCGATCCCGTCGATCCCGTCCCACACCTTCCAGTACATCAGCGACCTGCAGGGCCGCCTCGGCCGCATCTTCAACCAGATGCCGACCGAGCGCGGTGCGCTGCCGGCGCGGACTGACTCCGGTCAGCTCGTGGAGCTGGTGCAGGAGGCGGTGGCCGACCAGATCTCTCCGGAGATCATCCGGATGGAGCAGGCGCTCGCTCGAGCAGGCGAGATCATGGTGGCCTACGCGCAGGAGTATTACACCGAGTCCCGGCAGCTTCGCATCGCCGGCCCCGGCGGCTCCGTGCGCGTCGAGAAGTTCCGCAACGTCGACCTGACCGGCGGCTTCAGCTTCCACCCGGAGGCGGGGTCAGGCCTCCCGCGCACGCGCGCGGGGAAGATGGCGCAGCTCCGCGAGCTGGTCGAGATGGGCGCGGCGTCCGTACAGGACATCGTCCCCTACCTCCCCATCGCGGGCCTGAAGACCATCCAGGGCCGGATCCAGAGCGACGAGGACTTCGCGTACAGGAAGGTCACGAAGCTGCTCAAGGGTGAGCCGCTGAACGTCCCCGCGATGCTGCAGGCAGTTCAGGCGGTCGAGACCACCGGGATGAACCCGCAGACCGGGGAGATGTTCCAGGCGCCCGAGGAGGCCATCGCCTTCGTGGAGCAGGCGGCCATGTCGCCGCACGCCTTCGAGAATGTCCAGGTCTCGGCCTATGTGCTCTCGGAGCACATGAAGTCCGTCGAGTTCGAGAAGTACGAGCCCGACGTACAGGCCCGGTTCCAGCAGCACTTCGAGATGCTGCAGGGTGCGCTCGCGTCCAACGCGGTCGCCGGGGAGCCGATCAAGACCACGCTCTCGCTCAAGGGTACGGTCGGCCCGACCGTCGCCGCGGAGATCCTGCGTCAGAACGGGATCAAGAACGCGAACCCCGAGACGATGGCCGAGCCTCCGCTCGAGACCAGCGTCTACGACTCGGTCGACAAGGTCGACGCCGATTCGGCGGGTAACAACCCGATGACCGACATGGAGGCGCAGATGGCCATGCGCCAGAGCGAGGAAGTACACCAGCTGCGCGTCGCCAAGGCGACGCACGAGCTGGCCCAGGCAGAGGCAACTGCCGACCGTGACGAGGAGGACGCCCAGATCGCGCGCGAGCGCGACGAGGAAGTCCACCAGGAGCGCGTGCGGCAGATGCGGAAGCCCAAGGAGAACACGGGTGAGTAGGGCGACGTACACCCCAGCCGAGGAGGCTCGGGTCTACGTCGTCCTCACCACCAACGACGGCAACGTGAAGCGCACCGCGCGCGACACGGGCGTTCCCGAGAGCACCGTCTCTCGGTGGAAGAAGAAGTGGGCCCAGGAAGGCCCGCCGACCACCGAGGAAGTGGAGCGCGCCGTCGGGGAGTTTCTGGATGAGGCGGTCGAGCTGCGCGGGATGGCGCTGCAGGCGCTCCGCAAGAAGGTCGAGCTGCTTCTCCAGAACCCGAAAGACGTCAAGGTCGCTGAGCTGACAACGCTCATGGGCGTCCTGGACGACAAGATCACCCGGGCGTCCGGTCTGGCTACGAGCCGCACCGAGCACGTCCACGCCCTCCCCTCCGGCGACCAGCTGGTGCAGCCGCTGCTCGAGGCCTTCCAGGCCGTGCAGCAGCTGACCCGGCAGCGCGAGGGTGAGGTCATCGAAGACGCCGAGTTCTCCGTCGTGGAGCGCAAGGCGTTGCCAAAGGGCGAGCAGGCCTAGAGCACTCGTCCCGACAAAGGAGACATACGCTGTCCGAGTTTCAGTCCGACGAAGACGTCATCGCTGCCCTCCAGGCCGCGTCCGAGGCAGATGCCAAGAACGAGGCAGAGGCGAGCGAGTCGTACGTCCGAGGGACTCCCGAGGGGGAGACCGAGCACGAAGACGTGCAGCCCGAGGTCGAGGAGGAGGTCGAGGAGGAGCCCGAGGTCGAGGAGACCGAGGAGGAGACCGAGACCGAGTCCGAGCCCGAGGACACGTTCGATGGTGGTCAGTTCAACCCCGATGAGCTGCCGGAGGAACTGCGCCCTGCGTGGCGCCAGCTCCAGGGTGCGTTCACGCGCAAGACCCAGGAACTCTCCGCACGGCTCAAGGAGGTCGAGGCTCTCGCTGCTCTCGAAGTCGACGTCGAGACCGCGACGCACGCTGTCGGCCTCTACAACCGGATCAACGACCCCAGCAACTGGCCCGCGCTCTACGAGCAGCTCGGACAGGTGATGGAGCAGCATGGGATGGAGCTGCCCGGCCGCGCGCCGGCTGGCGCCCCTGCTGGCCCCGTCGCACCCGGCACCGACGATGCCGCGCTGGATGCTCTGGTCGAGGCCGATCCGGATCTGGCCCCCCTCGTCGCCACGATTCGCGCCCAGCGCGCGGAGCTGGCCCGGGTCGATAGCGTGCAGGCTCGCCTGGACGCCTTCGACGCCGAGCGGCAGGCGGCGATGCAGGAGGCCGAGCAGCTGCGTGTTCAGGCCGCAGAGATCCAGGCCATCCAGGCTCAGGAGAGTCAGCTTCGTGAGGCGTTCTCGCTCAAGGACGAGGACGTCGACATGATCTACAACGTCTCCACGAGCACGGAGGGCGATCTCCTCAAGGCCCACGAAGTCCTCGAGGCATACGTTCAGGCTCGCGCCGAGCGGATGCTCGCGGGCAAGGGCCGGCCAAAGAAGGCCGCTGCACCGGCTGCACCGAAGTCCAAGGCGAAGCCCGAGGCCCCGAAGGCCGAGGAGACGCTCGAGGACATCACGGCTGAACTCGAGGAGCATCTCCGCACGCTTCAGCGCGCGGGGGAACTCGACTCAGTCTAGTACCGCCCTATCCGCCGGGGGTTGGTCATCACCTGACCATCACAACCCACGGGAGTAGCACGCACAGATGAGTGCTCTTGTTAGCACCGTCAGCGACGCCCTGAAGTACCGCTACCTCGGCAAGCTTCAGTCCCAGGTTCACAACGAGATCCTCGTGACCCAGATCCTCGATCTGGACTCGAGGAACATCGACCTGGACGGTCTGAAGGGTGTCATCGGTATGCACACGGGCCGCTCGACGGGCATCGGCGCCCGGCTGGAAGACGAGGAGCTTCCGTCGGCCGGCGCTCAGAGGTATGGCAAGCTGGAGTACGACCTCGCGTACCTGTACGGTCGCGCGCGGTTCTCCGGCCAGGCCATCCAGAAGACGAAGACGGACGCGGGTGCGTTCATCCGCGTCGTCCACGAGGAGCTGGATCGTCTCCGCGACGACCTCGCGCTCGACACCGCTCGCCAGTTCTACGGCGACGGTACGGGTGCCATCGCGGTGGTCTCCGGCGCCCACACGGCGGACACGACCGTCCTGATCGCGTCGGACGAGCCGCTTCAGAAGGGCTTCCTCTACCCGGGGATGCGCGTCGACATCGGCACGCTCGCCTCGCCGCGGGCCTCGGCCGACTCGGTCGTGATCGCGGACGTCGACGTCGCAACCCGCATCGTGACGTTCGAGACGGCCATCACGGCCGCGGACGCCAGCATCATCTCGCGGGAGGACAACCTCGCGGCCAGCTCGGTCTCCAAGGAGATCAACGCCGGCCTCCAGGCCCTCCTCTCGACCTCGTCCTCGACGTCGGTCGGCGGGAAGGTGGCGTCGGACGCCGGTAACTCGTACTGGGACAACCAGCGCGACGCGACCGGCGGGGCCATCGGCCTCTCGGCTCTGATGCAGAACTGGAACAAGATCCACGCGCGGGGCGCTCGCTCCAACGAGGTCGTCACCCTGACGACCCCGGGCCTCGCACGCCGTCTGTTCGAGTCGGCGGACTTCGCCTCCAAGGTGCAGTTCGTCAACACGGAGGAGATGGAGGGTGGCTTCGAGTCGATCTCGTTCAACGCGGGCTCCGGCCGGCTGAAGCTGGTCACCGACCGGCTCGCGCCGTACGGCCGCGTGAACATGATCCACAAGAAGCACATCAAGGTGTTCTCGCCGGGCGACTGGGACTTCCTCCAGCGCGACGGCCTGACCATCCGGTGGGTCGACAGCCGCGACGCCTTCCAGGCTGTCCTGTTCCGCTACGTCAACCTCGGCACCGACCGGCGCAACACGTCGCTCGTGATGTCGGGTCTGACGGACACCGGCTTCTAGGCCGGCGTCAACCCCTCTGCCCGGCTGGGCTTCGGCCTCATGGTCGGGGCCTGGCCGGGCCCTTTCTTTTGCCCACGTCCGCACAGGAGGATCATGTCGCAGAACGTCTGGACTCCGTCCAGCAAGGGTGCCGAGCAGGAGCTGTGGGTTCCTGGCTACGGCAACGTGCCCGTCGGGATGTCCGCGGCGGCACAAGCCGTCAACGAGTACGACCCCGATCTGGCCATCGGTCAGGACGAGCGCAACGGCGACTACGTCGTCCTCCTGAAGCGCGGGCCTGGCGGCACCGCTTTCCCCGTCCTCGGGCTCGGGCCCACACTCCCCGCCCCCGAGGAGATCAAGAGGCGCCTCTACAAGGCCGACACTCGCCGCCGCGCGCGGGAGATCGTCGCTGACATCGAGCGCGTCAACGAGCGCAAGCGTCAGGAGCTGCGTCGCCAGACCAGCGATGGCGCCGGCGAGGTCGCAGAGACCATGGACACCGCCCTCCACCTGATGAAGCGCCACCCCGTCCCCCGAATCTTCGTGCCGTCCGGAAAGGCCAAGTAGACCTTGAACACCCCAATCGACCCTCGCGAGGGCGACCGGCGCCAGAAGGCGCTCCGGGCTCGACTCGCAGCGATGGCCCAGAAGAACAAGGCCATGATCGGCCGCATGGGCCAGCAGCGCGGCCGGGTGCGCTCCGTTGGCGCCATCGGTGGCGCTCGAGGCGCGCGCTTCCCCGGTAACGGTGCGGCCCGTCCGGGCGCTCTGAACTTCCTGCAGGCTCCGGGCTTCGGCCTGCGGCCCGGCGGCCCCGTCGGCGGCCCGGCCATGAACCCGGTCTTCGGCGGCGCACCGCCGCGTCACGTCCGGAACCCGCTCCCGACCCGCGAACTCGAGGCGGTCGGCGGCCCCGGTGGTCAGCCTGGCGGCCGGATCATCACGACGTCGGACACGCCCGGCGAGCCCGGCTACGTCGCCCCGGATCCGTACGCCCCGCCCGGCTCCGTCCCGCAGGTCATCACCGAGCCCTCCGGGCGCGGCGCCGGCTTCACGCAGACGGGTGGCGCCGCCGACCAGATCCAGTTCGGCCCTGCGCCGAAGCCGGTCAACGGCTACATCCCGCTCGGCAACGGCATGTGGCTCGACCCGCAGACCGGCAGCGTCCTCGGCGGTTTCGGCGGCCCGCCCGCTCCGTCGTTCAGCGGCGGTGGCGGTGGCGGGGGCGGCGGTGGCCGCTCCGTGGTGATGTAAATGGACGTCCCGACTCTGCTCGATCTCCTGGACGAGTTCGGGTTCGCTGACGCCGACCAGGAATGGAAGGTGCAGGCGATCCAGAACACGATCTGGGACATCGAGGGGCTGAAGCCGTGGCCGTTCCTCGAGACCTCCATCGACCTCAACTTCGATGGCTCGAGCGGCGTCGCCACGAACCTGCCCTCCAACTTCCGCGCCGCGCTCCGGCTGAAGGATCTCTCGACCGGAGACCGGATCACGCCCGTGCGTCTTGACGACGCCGAGGATCACATCGGGAAGGACTACACCGAGGTCGGGAACCCGGCGTTCTACTACTTCGAGGGCGGCCAGCTCAAGGTCTGGCCCCTGCCGACGTCCGGCTCGAGCCGGCTGCGGCTGAAGTACGTCCGCTGGTCGGATCCCATCGACGCCACGAGCGCCGAGGCCGACATCGTGATCCCGAAGTTCTACCACGAGGCGATCCAGTACGGGACGCTGCTCCGGCTCCTCGACTCCGAGGACGACCCGGAGCTGTCCGTCCGCTACCAGGGCCACTACGAGTCCCAGCTGGAGCGCATGGCCAACACACTGTTCCAGCTCCAGTTCGACCGGCCGGACGTCATCACGATCACCGATCCGGACGACTGGGACTTCTTCTCTCACTAAGGGGGTGACGCCATGAACCAGCTTCTGGCTCAGACCTTCCCGGGATCCCCGGGCGGGATGAACCGCGCGTTCCCCGCACAGGAGATAGACGACACCGAGGCGCAGTACATCCAGGACGCGCTCCTGGACTACCCGGGGCTGATGCGGCGCCGGGGGCCGGTCACCGCCTACGCGGCCGTGCCCGCTCTCCCGCGCCCGGCCTCGGGACTCGCCGTGACGATGAACCCTCGCGGCGCTGACCAGTATGCGGCCCTGACGGGCACCGCGGCGCTGGGGCGACTCTCCGTCCTCGACGGCGGCGCGAGCTGGGTAGACCTGACCTGGCCCCACGTCCTCCCCACCGACCCGGTGGGCGCAGCTGCGACGGCGTACCGTCTCGTGGACGCGAAGCCGGCGCTGACCGGCGGCACCTGGGTCGGTACGGCGAGCGACTACGGAGCGACGGACTCGCTCCACGCGCTCGCGTACTGGAAGGGCGGCACGAAGGCCGACTACTCCACGGGCACGATCAGCGTCGCGCGTGGCTCGGCCTCGGTCACCGGCTCCGGCACGGCCTTCCTGGCCAACGTCGTCCCGGGCATGTTCCTGTTCGCGAACACCGACGACCCCCTGACGGACACGCTCATCGGGTCGGTGCTCTCGGTCAACTCGGACACGAGCATCACGCTCGAGAAGGTCAGCCCGTACGCGGTCACGGCGAAGGCGTACACGCTCAAGTCGATCCGCGGGTTCATCCCGAAGGTGAACAAGGGCCGGATCACGGCCGACACGAACTCGACCACCGTCTCCGGCGGCTCGACCAAGTTCAGCGGCCAGGGCCTCGGCTCGGGGACGTGGAACCTCTACCGCGCCTCGGACGGCGTCTGGATCGGCAAGGTCGCCAGCGTCCAGTCCGACATCAGCCTGACGCTCGCGGCCAACGCGGCCATCGCGCTCGCGGACGAGGAGTACGTCGCCCTCCGCGGCGACTGGTCGGCGGACGACAAGAGCATCGACATCACGGACTCCGTGAACAAGGTCGGCTGGCTCAGCGCGACCTACGCCGAGCGCCAGTGGTTCGCCAACAACGGCGCCCAGTTCGACAAGACGTACCGCGTCTGGTTCTCCGACACCGGCGACCCGGAGACGGTCGACCTCTCGAACGATGGCGACTGGATCCCGATCAGCTCGACGTCGGACACGCCCGAGGCGATCCGACAGCTGATGCCGACGTACAACGCGCTCCTGGTCTTCAAGGACTCGGAGACGTTCGCGATCTACGGCGCGAGCCCCAGCTCCTTCTCCGCGAAGAAGCTGGAGGACGACGGGACGATCTCCGCGATGTCCGTGCAGCCGTACGGCGGCGGGGCCATCTGGGCCGGCCGCGACGGGATCTACTTCTACGACGGCGTCCAGGTACAGAACCTGACCGACCCGAAGCTGGGGGACGTCTGGAAGAACTCGATCCGCTCCATGGACTCGCTGCGGTACCGGGCCTGGTCGATGATCGTCCGGAACCACTACTTCCTGTTCCTCGAGTCGCTCGACCCGACGATCTCCGTCACGAAGGGCAACACGAGCACGACCCCCAACCACTGGGTCGTGGTCATCAACATGGAGACGCGGGCCATCGACCTCCACACGAACGTGGGGATCCGCGGGGCGATCACGCTTCCGGCCGAGGAGGGCCGCGACGTCTGGTTCGTCGTCAACGACGACACCGCCGGCGTCGGGAAGGTGGTCAACTCCTCGAGCCTGTTCGACTCCGAGGGCGTCGACTCGTTCCTGACCGTACCGGGCGGAACCGTCGGGCCCGACTTCTTCTGGGAGTCGAAGAAGTTCAACGCCGGCGACGACGTTCGCCTGAAGCGGTGGAAGCTGTTCGCCATACACTACCTCGCGCAGGGTGGTGCGCTGAAGATCGACACCGTCCTCGGACTGAACAACATCGGCCGGACGCTGACGAGCACGTTCCCCGCCTCGGTGCTCACCTGGAACTCGTTCCGGGTGCTCGTTGGGACGTGGGCCGCGGCGGCGCTCGAGTTCGCCACCTGGGCTGACGTGATCCAGGGCGTCTTCATCCCGAAGCGCGTGCGCTTCACGAAGAAGTCGCACCACCTGTCGATCCGCGTCTGGCAGGAGAGCGCGGCGATGACCCGCGTGCGACTCGGGCCGTTCAAGATCACCTACAAGCTGATGCGGGAGGGGAGGGTCTAGTGCCCGGCGAGGAGACCATCGCCGGCTGGACGCCGTCCCTCCTGACGAAGTTCATCCGCGACCTGTTCCAGAACCAGCCGCCGGACTTCCTCCCCCACCTACGGGCTGAAGAGATCACGGTGGACAAGAAGCTGACTCTGCGCGACCTGATCGCGTTCGGCCGCGAGCCGAACTACCGCTCGGTCGGGGGCACTGGACAGCCCGCGTTCACGAACAGCTGGGTGAACTTCGGTGGAGGCTGGGCCGGCGCCGCTTTCTGGCGCGACCCGCTCGGCTTCGTCCACCTGCGCGGGCTCATCAAGTCCGGCGTCGTGGGCAGCCCCGCGTTCACGCTCCCGCCGGGCTTCCGGCCGAAGGTCAACGAGCCCTTCGTCACCATCTCCAACGGCGCCGTCGGTCGTGTCGACGTGCTCACCGACGGCACCGTCGTTCCCGCCTCGCCCAGCTCGAACACCTGGGTGTCCCTGAGCGGGATCAAGTTCAGAACAAGTTAGGAGGCCAGTGGCTACTGACGCAACTGGGACGCCGACTGACCTCGGCATCCCGAAGTACAACCCGAACGTCGACGCGCCGTCGGGCCTCGGGTTCAACGCCGCGATGGACGCCATCGACGCCCTGATCCAGGGCCGGATGGAGGCCCCCGACACGCCGGCGGACGGCGACGTCCCCGTCTGGGACTCCGCCACGTCGACCTGGGTCAAGTCCTCGAGCGCGCAGAAGATGGCCGTCAGCGGGCTTGCGCCCGGCACGGATGGGCAGGTGCTGACGACCTCCGCCGGGGCCGTGGCCTGGGGCGCGGGCGCCACCTTCGTCGGGGCGCGTGCGAAGCAGACCGTCGCTCAGTCGATCCCCGACAACGCCTTCACCACGATCACCTTCGACGCCGAGGACTACGACACCGACGGCTTCCACAGCACGTCCTCGAACACGTCGCGCCTGACCGTCCCCTCCGGGCTCGGCGGGTACTACCTGATCGTCGGCGCCGCCACGCACGAGAACTCCGGCGTGAACCACGAGACGAACACGAAGCTGCTGAAGAACGGCGTCGAGTTCCGTCAGCGGCTCGTCATGGCGACAGGGTCGTCCCACGCCGGCGTCGACCTGACCGAGATCCTCTCGCTCGCCGCGGGCGACTACATCGAGATCCAGCACCTTCAGGTGTCGGGAGCCGCGCGCAACACGATGCCGGCCGGAACGTTCCTCGCCATGGTGAAGATCGGGTAGTCGGTTGGCGACGTACTCCACGCCCATTCCGGGCGTCCCTCAGTACGGTCAGGCGGCCCTCGCGGCGAAGACGGCGTACGCGAACACGCTCGCGCGGATCAACCAGCGGCGCCAGTCCCTGCTCCGGCAGAGCGGCTTCGCGGGCGAGATCGACGGCGAGTCCGGCGTCCTGAAGAACATGCGGGTCGACGGCGGGAACCGCTACGGGGCCCTCCAGCTCCTGAACCGCTCCCAGGCGATGCGTGACGAGGCGGCCCGCTTCCAGGGCGTCGAGCGCGGTCTGGGCGCCGGCGGGGGCCTCGCGGCCCAGCTCCGGAACCAGGTGCGCTTCGACTTCGGTAATGAGGATTCCGGCCTCGCGGAGGCGCTGCTCGAGAACCTGTCGTCCGTCCAGGACGAGCAGAACACGGCGGCGTATCAGCGCGACGCGGCGCTCTACCAGGCCGAGCTGGAGGCCGCGCGCCTGGCGATCCAGAACCAGCAGTTCAACCAGGCCGACTTCTCCGGCCTCGAGGGCACGCCCCAGCAGCAGGCTGCGGCTGCCGCGGCTACGGCCGCATCGGTCCCGGCCCCGACGTCGTCCAAGGCGAAGGCGCCGTGGGAGAAGGCTCTCGCGGCTCGCAGCGCCGCACTCAACGCGAAGTACAGGCTCGGCGGGGGCGGCGGTGGCCGCTCCGTCGTGATGTAGGAAGGAGACCCTATGACGACTCGCATGACGTCCGACCGTCCCGGGAAGGGGAATCCCCGCCCGGACACGCGGCCGGAGGGCTACACCTTCCTGCCGGGTGGCCCCGCATTCCAGAGCCGCGAGAAGATGGCGGCCTGGATGGCGAAGAACCCGGGCTGGGTCTACAAGCACCGCTCCTGGGTCAAGTCTCAGGTGCCGCGTGCAGCCGCCCTCGGTGGCTTCATCATCGACGGCGACGAGATGCGGCAGTACAAGTACGACGGCGGCAAGGGCCGTGTCAAGGACAGCGCCCTCGTCCGACTCTGGACGAACGAGGCCAGCGGCAAGGGTGTCACGCAGATGAACCGAGGCCGCGACATCAAGGCCGAGGTCTTCGTCCGCGGCCAGAAGATGATTGTGGACAAGGACGGTCGGCTCGTCCCGACGAAGTCCGCGACCCCGACCAAGACGGTCACGCCGAGCCCGGGCGCCGCAGCGCACCCGGACAGCCGCGGCGGGGGCCGTGGTGCCGGCGCCGGAGACGTCGCCGGAGCCACTGACACCCCTGCGCTCGACCTGAGCCAGCTGTTCGCCGGCGTGACCTCGCCGGAGACCCAGGTGCTCCCGACGGCCTGGGCCAACAGCGGCGCGCGCCTGTTCGGTGGCGACGTGGCCGAGCAGCTCGCCGGGCTCCAGTTCGACCGGGAGATCGGTGAGACGCGGCTCGCGGGCGAGCGCATGACGCGCACGAACGCGCAGAACGAGGCCGACGTCAAGAACTGGTTCGGCCAGGTGCTGAAGTCCCAGGGCACGGCGGCCACGCGCGACGCTGCGATCAACGAGGCCGCGGTCGACTCCGTCCGTGACGCCGGGGCTGCGATCCTGAGCGGAATCGGCGGCGCTGCGAACGAGGGTGCCAGCACTGTCGGCGCTGCGAACGCTGCGGCCGTCGGCACGCTCGAGGCCCTGGGCGCGAACCAGGAGGCGTTCAACGCCGACCTGCGTCCGCTGCTCGAGGCCGAGAAGGCCGGCGCCCTGTCGCGCGAGCAGGCGATGGGTACGGCCCGGGCCCAGGAGCTGAGCACGCGCCTCGCGGCGCTCGAGGGTGAGCGCGGTCAGGCGAAGGCCGGGTTCCAGTTCCAGGTCGACCAGGCGAACAACGCGATCCGCGACACCCGCGCGCAGCGGGCGCTCGAGATCCGGCAGGCCAACAACAGCATCGCCCAGCAGAACTTCCAGAACGCGCTCGCACTCGCGAACGCGCAGCTGGGGGCGGCTGTCACCGGGATCAACATCGAGAAGGGGCTGGCCGATCTGGCCGCGGGCCCGAACGGCGGGAAGGCTACGTCCTACCCGTTCGCCAAGGCGCCCGTCTCGCAGCGGAACGACGCCTACAACCAGGCGCTGTCCTCGATCATGGTCGACGGCACGCTGACGACGTCCGTGCCCCGCGCGGTGCAGCTGGTCAACCAGGTGCTCGCGGGCTACGGCTGGAGCCGGAAGAACCCCGCCGTGATGGCGCTCCGGAACCAGATCCTGCAGGACGCCGGGATCCGCCCGGATCCGCGCTGGCGCTAGACATCGAGAGGAGGTAGCCCATGGCTGGCCGCTTCAAGGGCGGGGGCCGCAGCACGTCGCGCTTCGACGGTCGCGGCCCCGACTCCTCGGAGGATCGCGGAGTCCTGGACTTCGCGGGGAACTTCGCCGGCGACGTCAAGGACGCCGTCGTCGGACTTCCCGCAGGAGTCGTCCAGATCGTCCGCGAGCCGACGAAGTCCGTCAAGGCGATGGGCGGCGCGACCTGGCAGACCTGGTCGCCGCTGTTCAAGGGCGACTTCGACAAGTTCGCCCAGCAGGTCTACGACCACCCGCTGGCACCGCTTCTCGACGTCGCCACGGTATTCACCCTCGCCGCTCGAGGAGCGAACATCGGCGGCACGCTCGCGCTCAAGGTCGGTTCGCAGAGCACGGCCGCGAAGCGGCTGGCCGACCTGTCGGCGCCGAAGCGCATCGAGCTGCCCGACCCGAAGGGCGAGAAGCGTCCAGTCAACCGGAACCTCTCGCAGCGGCCGGGCCGGCGGCTGATTCAGGAGGCCGCGCTGCTCGGGCCGAAGTGGTACGTCGACAAGCGGAACGCGATGCGGTTCGGCCAACTGGATCGCGTCCGCGACTCCGGCCTGGTCAAGGCCGCGCACGAGATCCACGCCGCGGCGATCATGCAGGCGGGGAAGGTTATCTCCGATCCGGAGACCGCCCCCCGCGCGCTCCAGGAGATCGCGGGCGGCATGTACGCCGGACTCCTTCGGCACAACGATCCCGTCTCCCTCGAGGAGGCCAAGCGGCTCGTGAAGGGCGGCAACTACGGCTACACCGTC